GACTGCTCAGAAGCCGAGCGATCCTCGCAACATCTCCCAAATGCCGGAAAAGCTGGAGTACTCGTGTTATATGTACGCTTTTCACGATGGAGTCATGAGCAAGCAGGATTGGTATGCCTTTGCTAAGACTCCCGCTGAGTGTGCCGAAAGAGTTTGCCGTGTCCTAGAGACGGCGGCTCACTCAGCCCTTGCCGACGGTTCACGCTTTGATGGTCACGTCAAGCGCCGTGCGCGCATTCTCGAGCGAATCTTGATGCTCCGTTTCTTCAAGCGCCAGTACCATGGCGACCTGTGCGAGAAGATGGATGCTCAGATTGCCCTGCCGGGTGTTACAACCGAGGGGCGCCGATACAACACGGGCTATGGCCGTGGATCTGGTTCACTCGAGACTTCTGATTTCAACTCAGTACTTTCCGCTTTCATTGGCTATTGTGCGTGGCGTAACACCACTATTGGCGGCGTGAAGTGCTCCCCAAAGCTCGCTTGGAGCCTCTTGGGCATCTATGGAGGAGATGATAGCCTGGAAGGCGCCGTTGACCCTGAAGCTTTGAAGAAGAGCTCGGAGTTGATGGGCCAGGACTATGAGATTGAAGTCGTACGTCGAGGAGAGGCCGGTGTGAACTTTTTGAACCGCTGGTTTGGACCCAACGTCTGGCATGGAGACTGCAACTCCATGGCCAACCCATCGAGAGCTTTGTCCAAGCTGTGGGTGGGGCCTACTGTACTGCCTGATCCTGTACAGAGGTTTGCCGAGCGAATGTCGGGATATTACCGAATGGATCGTAATTCACCTGTGCTTGGTGCTATCGCTCGTGCAGCCCACGACCTCCTTGGGGAGAGAGTGGATGGAGTGTTGATGCCGTGGGACGGCAAGCATTCAATGGAGTCTAACTGGCCAAATGAGGATGAGTGTGGCTGGATGGGGCAGACGTTTTCGACGTTCGTGCCAGATTTCCATTGGGAGCGCTTCGAAACGTGGATTGAACAGGTCTACGAAACGCGCAACCCTGGGTTGCTGTTGCAAGCACCTTTGTGCACATCTGCCAACGTTGAAATTCCCGTTGTTAAGCAGACCTGCGTCGTCGGCGAAGAGCTGATGGCTCCCGCGCCCAAGCCAGTTGCGGATGCCTTGCCTCCCAAGGACAAGATGGAACTCGATGAGTC